TCGCGTCTCCCGGCTCGACGGGGGGCAGCTCGGGCGGCGTCTCCGCCCCCTCCGCCGCCACCGCGTCGGTCGGGTTGTCGTCGGACTCGTTCTCCCGGATCTCGGCGGCCTGACCCGCCTCCGGCGCCGGGGCCTCATCCTGGACCGCTTCGAGCTTCTTGCTCGATTGCAGCCCGCGCAGGAGGCGCTGCACCTTGGGATTCTTCGGCGCGAAGGCCCTCGCCGAGAGCCCGTTGCGGTCGAAGAACAGCCCGCGGTAGCAGCGCACCCGATGGACGCCGTCACGGAATCGGAGACGGATCATGCTTCACCTCCGAGGCTACGGGGCCAGCAGGCCGTGCAGGACGCACAGGCCCTGCGTGTCCAGGTGCGCGATCGACGCGTACCAGGTCACGCGGGTGATGATGTTGTCGGCGGTGTGCGACTCGCCCAACGAGCGGACGTAGAGCCCGCCGTAGGACTTGCCGTCGTACTGCCCGGTCACCGGGACGCCCGTCTTGAACAGCCCGCGCAGGCCGTAGTCCACGTCGATCCCGATCAGGTCGGAGCAGACGCCGGACGAGGTGCCGACCGTCTTCGTGTCCACGATGAACGGGTCGGACATGACGGTCGCGCCGCGGTACGGGAACGCCCGCCCGTTCAGGCTCGCCGTGTCGGCGACGGTCGCGCCGCCCAGGTCGCGGAAGGCCGCCAGCATGTAGTCGAAGCGCGTCTCGGAGAGCAGGACGACCTTGCGGCCCGGCGTCTTCATCAGCCGGATCGCGGTGTCCAGGTGGCTGATGTCGGTGATGGCGCCGTTCGTCGCGACGTCCGCCTCCATGCTGGAATCGACGAACTTCAGGCAGCCGTCGAAGGTGTTGTTCGTCGAGGCGAAGGTGATCTCGTAGAAGTAGGTGCCGTTGACGTCGGTGATGTCGGACTCGTCCAGCTTGATGATCACCCACTTGTTCGTGTTGGCCGACTTGAAGACGTAGTAGCCGTCGCCCTTCACGGCGATGTCGGTCGAGGTCGTGTCCTCGGCCTTGACGCCGGTAGCGTAGACGCCCCAGTACCAGCCGGCGGCGCCGTACCCGGTGTCCCCGAACGCCTTGAGGTAGCCGATGCTCGACGCACCCGCCCCGGCCACGACGATCTTGAGGACGGCGCCGACGCCGCGGGACGTGACGTCCCAGTACGGGCCGGCCGTGATCGTGTCGCACGCGAGCAGGTCGGGGATCGAGCAGTTGTCCGCGAAGCCGCCGTTGATGAACGACTCGCCGAACTGCTTCGCCGCGGCGATCACCTTGGCCTCGGCCTGCTCCATGTTGGAGCCGTGGCCCGTGCCGATGACGGGCTCCTCGACCTGGCCGCCGAACGGACGGATCCGCGCGGTCAGCGGGTCGAAGGTCTCGGCCGTCCCGGCGCTGAGCGTCGCGTCGGGCGAGTAGTGCGGGGCCGTCGAGAGGCCGCGTCGGCGCCGGTAGGCCTTCTGGTCGTCGGTGGTCGATTCCCAACGCAGGAAGTTCAGGGCCGGGACCGGCTTCAGGAGATGGTCGAACATCTCCATGTAGAGCGGGGTCGGGGCTCGGTCACGGATCTCGGTGAGGGTCGCGCCTGCCATGGTCGTTCACTCCGTTGTTCAGCCGGTCCCGGACGCAGCCTCTCCGGTCGCGGAGAAACCGTCGTCCCGCGCCGCGTTGATCTCGGAGCCCTCGGGCCTCACGAGACCGCCGGTCACGGGGAGGCGGTCGAGCTGCTTCTCCGCCATGGCGCGGCGCAGGACGGGGTCCTTGCGCCAGTCGTCGGCGGAGGGTGCGGGAGCCGGTGCCCCGGGGCGCTGGTTGCTGCCGCGCACGAGGGGCGGGTTGTAGATTTCGTTCCCGGTCTCGCGCCGGAAGGCGTCGAGACGTTCCTTCATGGAGAGGTGCTTGCCGCTGGCCGTGTCCTCAGCGAAGGGCTTTCCGTCGTCCGCCACCTGGAAGAGGCTGGTTGCCTCGCGGACCATCCGCTCGACGTGCGGCGTCTTGTTGGCGTCGGCGTACCGGCGGATCTCGTTCTCGATCAGGATGCGCCGCTCCTTGGCCGCCGCCTCCTGCTCGACCTTCACCGCCCTCGCCTCCGCTTCACGGATGGCCGCCTCGAGCTTGCTGGCCCGCTCGATCTGCTTTTCGAGCTCGGACTTCTTCGCGTCCTCCAGCTCCTGCTTCTCCTTGGCGAGCTGGGCGCGCTCCTCGCGGAGGCGCTTGACCTCGTCGGGGTCCGGGGCGTTCTTGAATCGCTCATCCACGCGGGCCTTCACCCGCAGCCCGAACTGCGACTTGATGTCCGGGAACGCCTCGAGCACCTTGTCCAGGTCCAGATCGATCGGCTTCCCTTCGTCGTCTACGAACTTCGGCATGCGTCTCTCCCTCTGCTGCCCGTTAGGCTCGGGCGAAGCCCTCCGCGTTGACGGCGCGCGGGTAGCCGCCGGGGAATCCCGGTTGAACCGAACCAAGCCCCGATGAGCCGCGGGGCGGGCGGCGTCGCGCACAGTGGCGCGGGTCGAAGCGCGGGAGGGGATCCGCTCCCCGGCCCGCGCTACTGGCCGCGACCATCAGGCCCGTAAGGTGGGCGAGTCCTGGCGCCGCGCCGCAGGTTCCCCCACGGCGCGGCTGCTCGCGTTGGGCCGCCAGCTAGGCCGCGGTCACTACGGTGCGATGATCGCGGCGATGCTGCGCCACTGGCCGGCCTCGGCGTCTTTGATCGTCACCGTGTCCCCGACGGCGTCGAGCGCCGTGTACGCGACACCGGCGCCCAACGCATCGATCAACTCGACGCCATCCGGGTCCACCTGGAATGTCCCCACTCCATCGATCGTTCGCAGGATGAACGTCAGCGGGCGCCCGCTCCCCGTCGCCGGGGGCAGGGTCACGATGTTGTCGCCCGCGCCGACGTGGTCGTCGCCCAGGATGGTGCGGTCGCCCGCGAGCACGGCGTAGGGGTAGGCTCCGGGCACCGTCGGCGGCACGAGCACCTCGGTCACGGGCAGCGCGAACACGATGTCCCAGCCGGTATGTGCGGCGTTGGGCTTCAGGCACACGACCTGCCCCACCTGCAACAGCGGGTAGGCCACGCCGACTCCGAGGGCGCCGATGGCTTCCGCGGCGTCCGGGGTCAGGTCCGCACCGCCGCCGGTCGAGGCGGACAGCAGGAAGATGATCGGGCTGTTGGACGTCCACGCGCCCAGCTCGGGCAGGGTGGCCACGACGTTGCCGGGACCCGCTCCGCCGTCGAGCGCGATCATGCCGTCGGTGTTCAGCACGACATAGGGGTACGCGCCCGGAACGGTCGTGACCTTGCCGAGCCGCGTCCAGGCGTCCAGCAGGCCGGCGGCATCGGAGATTGCGATCTTGCTCGCGGTCGGCGTCGCCGTCGCGTTCTCCGGGTTCTGCACGACGAGCGAACCCGCCGACAGGCTCGCGACGCCGCTGGCCGCCGCCTTCTGCGACGCGAGCAACGGCGCCTGCGCGCCAGCCTTCCAGCCGACGACGACCGCGCCGTTCGTGCGGTCGATCTCCATGATCATCGCCGCGGCGGTCGTGTCGTACACCTGGAGTTTGTCGGGCGATCCCTCGACGATGCGCAGCCGGATCGTGCCGCCCAGCAACCCCTCCTGCCCGGCGACGGCGTCGGCGGCGTCGGCCTGCGCGGTGGAGATGACCCACCCGGCCCGGTTGTCGTCCGGGTCGCGCACGATCATGACGACCGTGCCCTTGGCGAGCATCGAGTAGAAGCCCTGGTCCGACAGGCTCCTGCAGTTGCGCTGCTCGACGTCGGAGACCTTCACCTCGACGTAGCCGCTTGCCTCGTCCGCCGAACACGTGCCCAACCCCAAGAAGTCCGGAAGTGCCATTTCGATTCCCTTCTCCCCTCGCCACTAGGCCGCCATGATTTCGGCCCACTGTTCCTCGCTCGGCTCCATTCGGGAGTCGAGTACCTCGGTCAACCAGCACTCGCAGTTCGGGTGCAGCGGAGGGAACACGATGCTGCCCCGGTCTATGACCCCGCGGTCGGCCTGCTCCTGGCACGCCTCGCACGGGTCGTCGTCGACGTTCCACTCCCACCCGACGACCCACGGCGCAGCGCGGGACCCCTCGACGTAGGCGTGCGAGTAGGCGCGCCCGAGCTCGGTCCGCGCGATGAGCCGCTGGTGTTCCTGCTCACGGTTCCAGGTCCACCACTTCACGGCGCGGTCAACGGCCTGCGCGTCGTTGCGGCGGATGGCGGATTCGATCTTGCGAAGCGCGTCCATCGCTGGCGCGGCGAGGCCCTTCTGTCCGGTGCCGAGCGTCTCGGCGTAGCGCCGGAACTCCTCGCGCGTGCGCGCGAACGCCTGTGCCGCGCGCGGGTCCCCGGACGCCTTGATCGCCGCATACGCCTCGCGCTCGATCTCCCGGAGCTGCTCCGGGATCTTGAACGACGGCGGCCCCGTGTCGCTGATCGTGACGCGGTGCCCGATCTCGTCGCGCAGCCGCTGGGCCAGCGAAGTAGCTGTCTCGCCGTGGCGCGCTGCGTCTTCCAATGCCTTCCGCAGTCCGTCGATCACGCCGCGCGTGTTCGATCGGTGGAGGTTCTTCGACAGCCAGACGTCGCCCTCGGGAAAGAGGACAGACGACCGCGGCGCATCAATCGGGCTCACGCGGTACGACTGGCGCGCACCCTCGGAGCGCGTACGCAGCCATCGTGCCGCCTGTTCGGCCAGGCTCTCCGACGATGGCAACCGGCCGGCGGCACGCGCCCGCAGGATCAACGTCTCGGCCGTCCCGAGCCGCGCCTGCTGCGCAGCCTGTCGTGCCGCGCCTTGCAGCTCGCGCACGCGCGTGTCGGCGTAGCGGTTGCCGGCGCCGGTCAGGATCTCCAGGACCTCGGCGCGTGACTTGCCGCGGAGCGCGCGATAGAGGCGTTGCACGGCGGCCGAGCCGTCTGGACCACCGCGCATCGCCTGGAGGTACAGGCGCCGCACGCGCTCCTTCTCGGCGGGGGAGAGTCGGCGCCACCCGGGCGGCATGGGTGCGGCCTACTGCGGCGGCGCGGCGGGCGCCGTCTCCGTGTCCGTCTCCTGGCTCCCGGGCTGCATCGGCATCGTCGGCTCGCCGGTGTCGGCGCTCGCCTCGTCCTCCGTCGGCTCGCCGATCAACATCGCGTCACGCTGTTTTGCCAGCTCCTCGTTGGACTTGATCTTGTTGTCGTCGCTCATGTCGAGGCAGGTGTCGCGCACCTGGCGCAACGCGGCCTCCTGGCTCCACGGGTCCAGCCCGGGAAGCGCCAGCAGGTCGCGCGCGACGATGATTTCCTCCTGCCGGTCGCGGATCTCGATCTCTCCCCACGACACGTTGTAGCCCGCGAGGATCTCGGCCGCTCGCGCCGACGGGATGCCGTGCCACATGAGCACCAGCCGCAACACGCCGCGCTCGTAGTCGATCAGCCGACGCGCGAACCGCATCAGGTCCGAGATCAAGTGCTGCCGGTCGAGGTTCTTCGCGTACCCGCTGAGCGCCGACGACGCGCCGAGCAGGTGGTCGAACCCGAACGCGGCGAGGCCCTCGGCGTCGTTCGCCTTCAGCTTCTCCCCGTGCTGATCGAGCGGTCGCGGGTCCGGGCTGATGTACCCCGGCTCCTTCGTGCCCTCCAGCGGGACGGGGATGGAGCGCGCGGCACCGATCACGATCTCGCGCGCCTTGTCCTCGTCGCCCTCGCGGACCGGGATCTTCATCGTCGAGAAGGTCTCCTTCTCGAAGATTTCGCCCTGCCGGCTGCGGTCGTTGTAGTCCTCGCGGCAGAGCTGCCCGACCTCGTCCGACGGCGTCCAGCCGAACAGGCGGCCGACGAGCGGGTCATCGAACGACAGCCAGACGAGCGGCACTTCGCCGAGGTCGTGCGTCCCGTACCCGCCGCGATCTCCGTCGAGCACGACCGGCTCCGCGTTGTTGCCCTCGTCCAGTTCCCAGGTCTCGAAACCGGCCGGGCTCCAGATGCGGGCGCGCTGGTAGGAACGGGAGCCGCCGGTCGGCGTGTACTCCGTCAGCGACTCCAGAAACTTCGCGAACCGCCACCGTCCTACCGCGTCCCGGTCCCAGTGCGCCACCGCCTGCGGGTGGACGTGCGACGCGAACGGCGGGGACGAGTCGTCGGTGGGTCGATCAACCAGCGTCCCGACCCCGCTGTAGACTACCGCCCAGAGCGCCGCGGCCTCCAGCTCGCGCTGCCACGGCTTGCCGACGCCGTTGCAGTCGGCGAGGAAGGCGTCAACGAGCGGGTGGAAGTTCTTCGGTCGCTCCGGCTCCCGGCGGAACAGGAGGCCCATGTAGTGGCCGACGGAGCGCCGCAGGTGGTTGCGGTACCGCGCGGCCGTCAGGCGCGAATCGAACTCGTCGTCTTCCTCCGACTCGTGCCGCAGGATGTACGTCGCGACGTCGGAGCGCAGGGCGTAATCCACCGCTGCTGCGGCACCGCGCGCACTCGCGGTCTGCGGGTCGAGGCACGGCGCGAACCCGCCCTTACCCTCGAAGGCGTCCGTCTGGAACTGGATCCAGCGGGCGAGGGACTTGGCCTCCGGGTGCTGCGCCAGGAACTCGTCGCGCGTCATGCGGTGCCATCCTCGGGCCTGCTAGTGAGCGGCGCTGTCCGTGGCGAGCGGAGGAACTGCCGTGGGTCGCGGCGTGAACGCGTCGGTCCTGGTCGAGCCCTCGGGCAGGTCTGCCGGCTTCGGCTCTGCGGATGCCCAGCGGAGGCACGCCTCCATCGGAACAGACGCGACGGGCGCGGCCTCGGGCAGCCCAGCAACCGTCGCCTCGACTCGGCGCAACCGCTCGTCCAGAACACGGATCAGCCGCAGCGACTCCGAGCCAATCTCCAGCGTCGCCTTGACGGTGGCGCGCGACTGCTGCACGGCGACGCCGACGTGCTGCAACAGCTCGTCGAGCCGGGCCGACGCGATGACCCCGAGCGCCTTGACGGCGAGCGCGATCACCCACCGCTGCGGCGCGGCGATCTGCGTGGCGTGCAGGCCGAGGAAGCGCCGGAAGCGCTTGACGGCGTCCTCGTAGTCGGACGCAGCCTCGGCGCGCTTCTTCTCCGTGTCAATCCGCCGCAGCGCGTCCTCTGCGCTCGACGCTTCGACGATCGTTGCCTTCGCCATGAGATCCCCTCCTACCGAGCTACCGCCCGCGCGCGTAGACGACGCCGAGGCCCGTACCGCTACCCGCCATCTTCTTAGCCGTGGCGAGCACCCCGGCGACGCTGTCCACTCCGTCGTCCCCCTGCTTCACGACCTCCAGCTTGATCGTCGGGTGGTCCGGGTGGCGGTAGATCGAGAACTCGACCGGCACGCGCCGCAGGTGGTCGGACATCAGCAGCCCGCCCGGCTTGCCGATCGCCGACGCGGTCGCAAGGATGCGCTCCGCCAGACCGTAGTCGGCCGCGACGGCGTTGAACTTCACGCGCCGGAACATCGCGCCCTGCTCGGGCCGCGACGGGTCATAGGCAAGGCGTTTGATCTGCTGCGGCGCGAGTCCGAATCCCGCGACGAACGCCAGCCCGCGCTTGAGGATCGCCTCTGGTTCCTCGCCCTCGCCGTACGACTCCCCGACGACGCGCCAGTCGTTGCCGCCTGTGCGGCCGAGCAGCGTGAAGACGGCCGGGTGGTCCCAGCCCCAGTCGTAGCCGACCCACCACTCGACGATCCCGCTCATCGCCTCGGCGTGCGGCACGACCATCTTCTTGCGATCCCAGCGCTTGAACACGACGCCCGAAAGGATCGTGAACTCGGCGCCGTACTCCTGCCGGAACAGCTCGTAGACGCCGGCTTGCTCGAACTCACGCTCGACGGCGACGATCTCGGGGGAGTTGCGACCGCCCGGGTAGACGTGGTGGTTGTCCCAGGCCGGGGCCTCGATGTAGCCCCAGTCGGGCTCGAGCTTTTGCGCGATGCGCTCCGCCAGGTCGTGTACGTGGTCCCAGCCGCTCGGGGTCGTGATCCAAAGCGCCTGTCCCTGGTAGTCTCCGAGGGTGGCGCGGAAGTCCTGCGACCAGATGCGTTGCCCGTTGTGCGTCCGGCAGACCTCGTCCCACACGAAGCGGCGAAGCGCGAATCCGACGTTGCCCGACTTCGCGTCGCCGGAGAATCGCTCGACGACGCCACCGGGACGACCCTCGGCACGGCGGTTGAACACGAGGCGACCGTCGTGCCGGCTCGACGCGCGCACGTCCAGGAAGCCAGCGGCGCGCGCTGCCAGCCACGTGTTCGAGAACACGAGGTCGGCCTTCTTGTAGTCGGGTGCCAGGCACGCGCCGGGCAGCCCGTCCCATGCCGTCCCGGCCGCCAGCCACGCGCCCGCCTCGTCGGGGTCCCCGATCTCGCCGGCGGTCGACGCGCCGTCCTCCGCGCGCCGCGGCAGATCGCTTTCGCGCAGATGCGTTCGTGATCCACGCGTGTCCCCCTCGCAACGGTACGCTTGCACGACGACTTGATCGTGTAGGTTCACTACAGCACCTCTCGTTTCGGGCAGTCCTGATCGAGAACCCCCACC